CCCCTTACCCATGTTATTACACCCTTTGAATTACCTTTACATTGGGAAAGAGTTAAAGCAGTTGACTATGGATACGCTGCAGAATCCTGTTGTTTATGGGGAATAATGGACCAAAACGATGGAACTTTGATAATATATCGAGAATTATACAGAAAAGGCTTGACAGGTGAAGAATTAGGTAGTATAATAACAAGTATGGAGCTAGAAGACCCTTACTCGGTCTCTGGTGTATTAGATACAGCAGCATGGGCAAGAACAGGTACTACTGGACCTACTGTTGGAGAAGCATTAATACGAGCAGGACATAAGCTTAGACCCGCTGATAAGAATAGGGTACAAGGTAAAATCCAAATACATGAGTTCCTAAAGGTTAAAGAGAATGGTAGACCAAGGTTGCAAATATTTAATAGCTGTCCTAATTTAATTAGAGAGCTACAAAGTATACCACTATCTAAAACCAATCCTGAAGATGTGGATACACATGCTTCAGACCATGCGTATGATGCGTTGCGTTATATGATAATGAGCAGACCACGAATGGCGAGTACATTTGATAGGTTGAGGGGATTGAAACGAGATATCCATCAGCCGTCTGATTCAACATTTGGATATTAGATTTTATGGCAAACAAAGACAATACATTTTTAAACGCTAACAGCATCTACGAAGAAGTAGAAGGTGAAGCGGGAAAAAGTCTTGACCTAGAGTTTAACCAACAAACTAATCTTGTTGGCATTATTAAGAATAGATTTCAACAAGCTCAAGATGCTAGACAGACTGACGAGACTCGTTGGTTAAAAGCATACGAAAACTACAGAGGACTTTACAATAAGTCTGTTAAGTTTAGAGACTCAGAGAAGTCTCGCATCTTTGTAAAGATTACAAAAACAAAAGTATTAGCTGCTTATGGTCAGTTAATTGATGTTATCTTTGGAACAAGTAAGTTTCCAATTGGGATTAGCGAAACTAAAGTCCCAGAAGGAGAGTTAGCTAGTGCTCATCTTGATATACAAGTCGGTGCTCCTGGAATTGAAAGCACAATGGGTGGTGGTGAGTTACCTGACGATATAGGTAATCTAATAGATAACCCATACGATGTAGGCTATGAAGGTGATGGTAAAGTTCTTAAACCTGGGGCTTCGTTTAATAAAGGTGTCTTTGAAGATAGCTTAGAAGATAAAGCGGGAGACAAGCTAGTAGAAGGCTTTAGTCCTATACCGCAAGTTTTAGAATTATCTCCCGCACAAAGAGCTGCGAGAAGAATGGAAAAACTTATCCATGACCAAATAGATGAATCTAAAGGTTCATCAGAAATTAGAAATGCTCTTTTAGAATCTGCTTTGCTAGGCACAGGGATTGTAAAAGGACCATTTAACTTTAATAAGAAACTTCATAAATGGGATACCGATGAAAGCGGTGAAAGAACTTATAATCCTTTAGAGGTTAGAGTACCTAGAATTGAATTTGTAAGTTGTTGGGATTTTTATCCTGACCCTGCGGCTACTAATATAGATGAGTGTGAGTTTATTGTTCATCGTCATAAGATGAATAGAAGTCAACTTAGACAACTTCGTAACATGCCTTATTTTGATGAGGATGCTATACGAGAATGTATACAGCAAGGACCTAACTATACTGAACAAGATTTTGAATCTCATCTTAAAGATGATGTAAGAGCTGATGACTATCAATCTAATTTTGAAGTTATAGAATATTGGGGAATCATGGATGCAGAATATGCCCGTGAAGTAGGTATTGACTTACCTGACACTGTAGATGACTTGGACGAAGTTCAAATCAACGCTTGGGTATGTGGGAGTCAATTGCTTCGAGCAGTGATTAATCCATTCACGCCTTATAGACTACCATACCATGCTTTCCCATACGAAAGAAATCCTTATAACTTCTTTGGTATTGGTGTAGCTGAGAACATGGATGATTCTCAACAAATTATGAATGGTCATGCAAGAATGGCTGTAGACAACCTAGCAATGGCTGGGTCATTAGTCTTTGATGTAGATGAGTCTGCCTTAGTAGGTGGACAATCAATGGAAATATATCCTGGTAAAATCTTTAGAAGACAAGCTGGAATGCCGGGACAAGCTATACATGGTTTGAAGTTCCCTAACACAGCACCAGAAAACATGATGATGTTTGACAAGTTTAGACAACTTGCAGACGAACAAACAGGAATACCAAGTTATTCACACGGACAAACAGGTGTACAGAGTATGACAAGGACTGCATCAGGCATGTCTATGTTACTAGGTGCTGCAAGTTTAAATGTTAAAACAGTTGTCAAAAACCTTGATGACTTTTTATTAAGACCTCTCGGTGAGGCTTTCTTCCAATGGAACATGCAGTTCTTTGAAGGCGGTCTAGATGTCAAAGGTGATTTAGAAGTTAGAGCTACTGGAACTAACAGCTTGATTCAGAAAGAAGTAAGAAGTCAACGATTAACGACTTTCTTACAGACTACACAGAATCCTGCTATTGCTCCATTCGTTAAGATTTCTAAACTTGTTAGTGAACTTGCCCATAGCTTAGATTTAGACCCTGATGAAATACTCAACGACCCTGAAGAAGCAGCTATCATGGCACAAATAATAGGAATGCAAAATGCTGGACAAGCAACTAGCCCTGAAGCTCAAAGCCCTAACGGGCAACCCAATAATATGGGAGGCGTTCAAGGAGCACCTCAACAACCTCAAGACCTTGGAGTTACAGGCACTGGTGGTGGCAACATCGGAATCGGAAATGTTCCGAATCCAGGGGAGAGTGAATTCTCTGGTACGCCTGGAGTCGCTGGACCTACAGGTTAAAGAAACAATTAATAGAAAGGAAGAAATATGAATTTATTAGAAGATGACGGTGCTAAAATAATTTCGATGATTACTGAAGGTAAGATTCAAGCATCAGAAGAAGAAAATAGTTCAAAAAAAGAAATGAATGAATCTTTACAAAAAGAAATTACACACGGTAAATTAGAAGCAGCAGGAATGAAACGAATTTACAAAGCTGAAGGTGGCTCTTTACTACAAGACGATATGGCAATGATGGAAGAAGACATGCCAATGGAAGAAACACCTATGATGCCAGAAGAGACTATGATGTCGGAAGAACCTGAAGAAGACATGGCTCCAGACGAAGAAATGGAAAAAGAATTTTTAGATTTTATACTTGATGAAGCACTATCTCCTGAAGAAGAAGATATGCTTATGTCAAGACTTGAACAAGATGAGGAACTTGCTATGCTTTTTGATAAAGTCATAGACGTTGCTCAAGAATTTGCTGGGTCTGGTCCTGTTGAAGGTCCGGGTTCAGGAGTCTCTGATTCGATACCCGCAAGGTTATCTGATGGAGAGTTTGTCTTTACTGCTGCAGCTGTAGAAGAAATCGGAGCCGACAATTTAATGGCGATGATGAAAGATGCAGAAATGAAAGCAGAAGAAAGACAAGGTTTAGTTGAAGGCGGTATGCCTGAAGAAAGAGTAGAGTTGGCTGTTCAAGAACAAAAAGAACCACAGGTTCGAGTTGTTAAAGAAACAGTTGACAGTACTAAGTCTTTATTAGATGAAGGTGAAGTATCAAAAGGTATTAAAAACCGTATGATGCTTGACCCTAATCAGCAACACGTTAGAAGCTAAACCAATTAACCGATAGAGCCACCCTACTGTTGTAGGCACTTTATCAAAACAAACCGAAAGGCGACCTTTACAAACAAGCCCTCTAGTCGACATAGAGCTACCTTGTGAACGAAGCCCTTAGTAGGAGAAAAGAAGATGGCTAATACAGTCAAAGAAGAAACGCCAAACCCTTATAATAAAAATAAGTCTTGGCACGAAGGAGAAGATAAACCTTTTGTATCATCTAACAGTGTATACTTTGAAGAACCAAAGAATAGATTGTTTGAAAGCGATGACATATTGGAAGCAACTGCTGAAGATGGTGTCAAAACTGAAGCCTTGGAAGCAAAGAAGGATGAACCTTACAAGCGACCAGACTACAAGAAACGCTACGATGATTTAAAAAAGCATTATGATTCTAAACTGAACGAGTTTAAATCGAGAGAACAAGAACTTTTAGACGAAGCTACTAGTAATAGACCAGCTTACAAAGCTCCGAAGTCTCCAGAAGAACTTGAAAAATTCAGAGTAGAGTATCCTGATGTGTACGAAGTGGTAGAAACTGTTGCTCATATGCAATCGGAGTCTAAAGCAAAAGTTCTAGAAGAACGCCTTAGTAAACTCCAAGAACGTGAGACAGAGTTAGTACGACAGAGTGCAGAACAAAGGTTGATGGAAAGACATCCTGATTTTGAAGATATCAAAAACAGTGACGATTTCCACGGTTGGGCAAAGGAACAGCCTCAGTCTATCCAAGATTGGATATACAAGAACGCTACCGATGCTGATTTGGCTTCACGTGCTTTAGATTTATTTAAAAAAGATTTTGGAATTGACCTTCCTAAAACTAAGTCATCTTCTAACAAACCGACCAGAGCCTCTGCTGCTGATATGGTCTCCACTAAAACAACTAGTGTAGAACCATCACAACAGAAGATTTGGTCAGAAAGGGAGATTGCTGCTATGAGTGTTGCACAATTTGATAAATTCGAAAAGGAAATATCAGATGCAATGCAAGAAGGCAGAATCACTAAATAAACTATAAAACTAAAGGAGAATTATTATGGCTCAATATTTTGAACCAAGTACTGATACCGATGGTAACTTTGCTAACTCTATTGCAGGACAAACTAATAGTTTCTTTTTACCTTCGGTTTACTCTAAAAAGGTTCTAAACTTTTTTAGGAAATCGTCTGTAATTGAAGCTATCACAAACACCGATTATTCTGGTGAGATATCTGCATACGGAGACTCAGTTAACATCATCAAAGAACCCGTTATTTCAGTGTCAGCGTACACAAGAAATACCGATACCGCAGAAACTAGGCTTACAGATGCTGAAACATCTTTAGTCGTTGACAGTGCTAACGCTTTTAAATTCATCGTAGATGATATTGAAAAGAATATGTCACACGTTAACTTCAAAGAAGTTGCTTCTAGCTCTGCTGCATACTCATTGAAAGATGCTTATGACGCTGCTGTTCTAGCTACTATGTTTGCAGGTGTACCTGCTTCATCACCTAATCACATTTTAGGTTCCGACAGTGCTACTGATTTAGCAGCTGGAACTTTTGATGGAACAGGTAACCTAGACATTGGTTTTGGAACCGATGAACATGACCCTCTAGACCTTATGTCTAGAATGGCAAGACTGTTAGACGAACAGAACGTACCTGAAGAAGGTCGTTGGTTTGTTGCAAGTCCTGACTTCTATGAAGTTCTAGGAAGCTCAAGTTCTAAATTGTTGTCTGTTGACTACAATGCTGGACAAGGTTCAATCAGAAACGGACTAGTATCAAGTGGAAAATTACGTGGGTTCGATATGTATAAGTCAAACAACATTGCTGCAACATCTAATGCTGCTGGTAAATGTATGGCTGGACATATTTCGTCTACTGCAACTGCTAACACAATCCTTTCAACAGAAGTGTTGAGAGACCCAACATCGTTTGGTGACATTGTGCGTGGTCTTCATGTCTATGGTGCGAAAGTACTTAGAGGCGAAGCCATTGTAAGTGCATTCTACGGCATTGACTAAGAAGTCAAACTTGGGGGAGTCTTCGGACTCCTCCACTTTTTTAGGAAATAAATATGAAATATAAACCAAACAAATACACAGGAAGAAGTTTGATGAAAGACGGTGGTAAAACAGTTGATGGTATTAAAGATGCTAACAAATCAGCCAGACGTGAATTTATGAATGGTAATCGTGTAGCTTATAAAAAAGGTGGGTCAGCTCAACCTAACTATAAGTCTGGTGAAATGCACAAGTGTATGCCTAATTAATTGTGAAAGGCGTACCACATTATAAAAGAGATGGAACTGAACATAAAGGCACTTCTCATAAAATGCCTAACGGAGATTTACATACAAATAAATCACACACTAAAACAAGTGTAAAGCTATTTCACTTTAAAGATTTAAGTAAGAAAGCAAAACTAAAAGCTAAAGGTAAATAATGGCAACAACATATTTAGATTTAACAAACGAAGTACTTAGAGAACTCAACGAGATACCTCTAACCTCTGCAAACTTTGCAAACGCTGTAGGACTTCAGCAGTTTGTCAAAGATGCCATTAACAAGTCTATATTTGATATAGCAAATGAAGAACCACAGTTGCCCTTTCTCACAGCAGGTGAGTCTGGAGATACTGACCCCTTCTATGGAAACGTGACCGTAGCTTCTGTAGCTGGTACTAGATGGTACGAGTTAAAAGCTAGTAGCTCTAGTTTAGCAGATGATTACGCTTCGATAGACTGGGACGATTTTTATTTGACAACTATTAATGTAGCAGGTGAAACAACACCTTATGTCTCTAAAGGCTTAAAGTTTTTAAACTTAGCCGATTGGAAAAGATATTACAGAGACAGTGAGAATGCAGACGATGCAGGTAGACAGGCTTATGGTGAGCCTAGCTTTGTAATTAAATCACCAGACGCTAGGAAATTTGGACTAAGTCCTATTCCTGATAAAGTCTACAACATACACTTTTATGCTTTTGAAAAGCCTACGAAGCTTGTAGCACACGGAGACACAGTAGTCTTCCCAGAACAATACACGAATGTTATAACTGCTAGAACACGTTATTACATTTGGCAGTTTAAAGAAAGTCCACAACAAGCAGCTTTTGCTTTGGACGATTATAAAAAAGCGATGAGGATGATGAAGTCTAACTTGGTAAACCCAACTCCTCGCTCAATGACAGACGATAGAAGATACTTTTAATTTATGGCACGTTCACAACCTTATACCGTTGCATGTGCAGGTGGTTTAGTTAAGTCTAGTAATTCAATAGACTTACTTAAAAGTCCCGGTGTAGCTAGAGAACTTAGAAACTTTGAAGTTTCTATTGAAGGTGGGTATAGGCGTATTAATGGATTTTCAAAGTTTGGTGGTGATAATGCAACACAGCCAACTGGAAGTGCAGATACTATTTTAGGTGTTACACCTTATGCTGATGGCGTTATAGCCTGTGCAAGTACTAACATTTATTTTAGTCAAGACGGGATTACGTGGATAGAAATTAATAAACTATCTGCAGGTGGTGGTGATAACTACGCAACCTTTACAGGTAAAAGCGTTACAGTCAGAACTGGACAAGGGCAAATAAGTTTTGCGATGTTTGAAGGTGCTGGACACGACTACGGTGAAA